TCCATTGGCATGGCCGCACGTGACAGGAGCGTGTTATACGACTCCTTGGCTGTCATCTTGGTGTCAGGCATGACCTGCTTGCCATAGCTGGGTGCCAGTTTGATGGCCAGATTGGTGTAGATGGCTTCGTTGGAGCTGTCTGGCACATTGGTTTGCTCATCCAGATCGCTGTCCTGTGGACTGGATGGAAGTGGGTAACCCAAGCGAATGCCAAGAGCGTTCCATGCTGCAATCATGGTGTCGAGTCTTTGCAGGGCTGATTGCAACTGCTCAGGGGTCAAATCAAAGACGTAGGAGGCAAGGCCAATTTCCTCGAAGGCCTGTGTGACGAATTGGCGCTTTGTCCATCCCATGTCATTCTCCTGTGTTCTCAGACAATCTGTCTTGGATCAATTGTCCCAGTTTTTTGTCTTTTGTGCGACCGTCAAAGCGGATGCCAAGTTCTGTGGCCTTGGCCTCAAGTTCTGCGCGGGTCGGATCTGCATCTTCATTGACAGGCTCAGGCTCAATCACTGGCGCTGGCGCTGGTTCTGCCTTGGCCTGATCACGCCAGTCCAGTGGCTTGGATGGCTTTTTCTTTTTGATGGCTTTGATTGCCCACTTTGGCTTTGGTTTTTTGTACCCATCAGCCTTGTCTCCAGCTGCTTCAATGGCCTCAGCAGACGATGTAAACCATCCTGCATCTAGCTTTTCATCGATTTCTTTTTGCGTTTGCACGCTAATGTAAATGTACGTTCCACCACCTGGCTTCTTGTTGATGCCTGGACTTTTGTACAGCATTGCTGGAAGTAAGGTGCTCATTTTTTGGCTTTCATGGGCTTGGCTGTTTTTGCAGATGCAATAAATGCAGCCTTTGTCGGTGCGCCTTTTGTGCCAGGCTTGCGCATGCGCTCAGGTGTCTTACCAGCGGCCTTCTGATCTGCAATGCGTTCACGCTTAGCGTGAATGTTGGCGTATAGACCGGATTTCATTTCATGACCTTTTTGGGCGCTTTGCTGGGCTTGCCTGCGACCTTGGCTGCTTTGGTGGCCACATTCAATGCGATGGCCACGGCCTGCTTCATTGGCTTGCCTGACTTCTTTTCCATCTTGATGTTCTTGCCGATGGACTTACTCGAATAACCTTTTGTCAATGGCATGGTGTGCTCCTTATGGAATGAAAGAATGGGCCGAAGCCCATTCCCTCAGTTCAGCTTACTGGTTGAACAACAGGATGCCGGACATCTCAGGCTGCTTGTTCACCACACCGAAGAGTGTGTCCAAGCGATACTTGATTGTCATGCTGTCGATGTCGTAGAACTTCTGCATCACCAACTCCACGCCCTGGTCGGTGGTGGCACGCATCACTGCGGTACCAGCATCGGATGGGACTGCGTAGCGGCCAGGCAAGATTTCCAACGAATCACGCTGCCAGAACACGTTGATGTTCGAGTCTGCAGTGTTGAGCCAGTTGATCGGTGCGGCTGCGGCAGGAGTAACGATAACGTTCTGGTACTGTGCAGATGCATCGCTTGCAACTTGGTTGGATATGATGCCAGGGCTGATCACCATTTGTGTGCCGTTGGTCACGCTGATGACACGGAATGTCTTCAACTGGCCAGTGGACTGTTTGGTGATGTGGTGCACTGCAACCACACCGTCGATCGTGAAGGCATCGCCAGCAACGATGCCGACCGTGTTGGACACGGTGACAGTCTGATAGCGGTTGTCAACGTTGATCTGGCCGCCCACGGATGTGGAAGTTGCCTGTGGCACCAAGTAGTTGCCAGCAGCGTTCTGAGTGTCGATGATTGTGACGCCACCGGCAGCCGCAGCGATGCGGTTTGCGTAGTCGAACTTGTATGTGTCAAAGCCTGCGACCATACCGACGAAGTTGCGCTCGTATGCCTTGTCAGACTTGGCATTGCCGAACGAACGGCTGGCTTGAGACAGGTTACCGGCCAGACCGTTATAGTCACGGCTGGACAATCCCAAGAAACGCTCGTAGTCAGGCACGCCTTGCTCGTTCATGATGCTGTCGCACAATGCCACATCATCGTAATCGCCAGCAGCGCCAGCGACTGGAACGACCAAAGTGCCTTGGGCAGCTGCGGTGTTCATGATCGCCACGTTGATGTCAGATGCGAGCTTCTGCTTGGCAGACTCGCCCAGACGACCTTCTTGCAATGCATCGCGCAGATCGAGAGTGGTCATCGTCCAAGGCACAGTCTTGCTGAAACCGATGGTTGATGGCACAGACAACTGAGTCATGTTCTGGTAAGAGCCAGCGATGGTCGTGCCAGGAGTGCTGTTGATGGATTGCGCCATGTAAGGCATCGGACGCCAGATGGTGTCGTTGGTACGGGCCATTTCGGTCTGGTTGGTGTTGTAGACCGAGACGTGACGCGACAGAACCAGCAGGTCTTGGAAACCTTCGAGGATATCTTCGAACGCAACGCGTTCTTCTTTGGAAAATGCATTTGCCATGATGGGCTCCTAAATTAAAAAAATCATTTGGAAGCTGTTCGTTTCTGCTGCTTGTACTGGATGACTTTCGTCATGTTTCCAGTACGAGCTGCTTCTTCTCGCAGCCGTTCTAGGGTTGAGTCCACCGCTCCTGAGCTTCGGCCAGTTCCTGACACGACTCTTTCGGGCGGTGGGGCTGCCTTGCGATTGGTAACTTTCGAGTCTTTCTCCAGTTTAGCAACTGCAAAGGCAAACTTTACGGGATCTTTAATCTCGGACAGTTCCTTCGCCTTCTTTAAGTTTCTACCAAGTGCATAAATAACGAGCGCAGGATTATCTGCACCTTGAAGCACCACGCCTTGCTGGGTGACATTGAATAATTCCTGAGCTGCTGCTTCGGCATCCTCAAAGTCTTTTACTCGCAGCTCTGCTTTCGCTTTGCCGTAGTTATCCAGTTTTGCTTGCCATGCTTTCTGCTGATTCATAACTTCAGCTTCTTGCTTAGCATTTGCTTCATCAGCTTGTCTTTTACGATCAAACCAATTAGCTAGTGCTTCCTCGAATTTATCAGCGTCATAATCATGATCTTCAAGTGTTGGCTTCTTGCCTAGCACGACCGGCTTGGTCTCAGTCTGTGCATTGGTTTGCAGCTTTCCTTGCAGCTCACGGTTTTGGCGTTGTAATTCTCTGTTTGTTTTACGCAGCTCGCGAACCCATTCAGGCGCTTGAGTCTGTTCTTCAGGAGGCGGCGCTTCCTCACCAATAGAAACAATTACTTCGTCGGAATCATCTTCGTCGTTTCCGGTGTCTTGATCATCATCTTGGTTTCCAGCGGATTTATGCTCGCTGGAATTTTCCTCATGATTCTGATCTTCTTCCTCGACTTCGATTAAATCATCCTGGTCGTTTTCGTTTGCTAATTCTGCCTGTACATTCATTTTCTGATCCCATCAAACTCACCCATTAAAACGGCTGGGTGGATGCCGCTTATTACATTCTCGCCCTTTTTCAGTTATCTGACAACGGGCTGGATAATTTCACCTTGCGTCATTTGCTGTACTGCCTCGGCATTTGTCAGCGCCATATTCTGCGCTGTCTCGTCAACTTTGCCAAGCGTCTCCAGTGTTTGAGCACGCTTCAATTCTGCACTAGCTACGGTCTCAACGGTATCAGCACGTGCTTTTGCTGCTTTTGCTGTTGCTTCCTCGGCTGCTGCTTGCAGGTAGATGGCATTTGGATCTTGCGGCTGGCCTTGCATTTCGGCCATTAACTCTTGTGTTTCTGCATCGGTCGGCTTAACTGCACCCATGCGTAATAGCTTCTTGCGGAAGTAAGCATTCGTATCGCTTAATCCTTCTCCTTCCATATTCATCATTGCCATTGCAGTCAAAACCTGCGCCGTGTCTGGGTCTTGCGTAATTTGCAGCATGCCGGTAATTGCTCGGACAGTTGCTTGCTTCTTGCTGCTGCTGGTTGGTCCAACTTCGGCGACCACGTCAAACGTTGCAGCGCTCACATCATTGGCCAGCATCACTTTGCCGGAATCTTGATCAATGGTTGGCTGCATCAATTCGACCATGCCCGCACCACCATCAGCAGCAATGGTTTTCATCTTGCGTTTTTCTTCGATGTAGATGTCACGCGCAATTGAAAGCCAGATCTCGCCGCAGCGCTTCATGCCTTTTGCAAAGTTGCTCATGTAGATGAACGATTGCATATCGACGCGAGTTTGAATCATCTCGACGGCTTTGCCTGAGATGCCGCTTACCATCTTGTCGGCTCCCTGCTGATTGCCGAGAATGTCTTGCATGTCGGTCTCGGTGATCTGTAAGAGCGCGGCCATGGCTGGCGGTATCTGAGCGCTGCGAGTGTAGGCGACTGGGCCTGTTACGGCTTGATTGCCATTTTGATCGGTAATCGGGTTGATTAGCAGATATGGGTAATCTTTGAGATTATCCTCTGCCCACATTACCTGATGCCCAGCGACCTGTTCTGGCGTAAGGATCGGTTTCTCAACAGATGACAATGCACTGATCTCGCCGAGCTTAGATAGCTGCATGTTCTTGAGGCGCTGGGCATCCTTAGCTAAGCGAACATGGCCCATGCATCGCTCGACGTTGTCAACAAACCAGCGCTTGCCGTAGACAACAACAATC